CCAATCCATACGGATGCTGCTTCAGCAGTACCACGATGGCCTGACCACTTCCGAGATAGCTGAACGGCTGGAGAAAGATGCGAGTCATATTAAACGTGCGCTGTCAAAAATGCCCGATGCGTACATAGACCGATGGATAGCCCACCGAAAACAATGGACTGCTGTATGGTGCGTAGTAGTACCACCGCAAAATTGCCCTAAACCAACGGAGAAACCAATTGACCGAACACGAAACCAACCTACGAGACTTAGCAGCGATGTTCGCCCTAACTGGGCTCCTTCAACGTGACCGGGAGGGGGAGGACATAATCCCCACTGCGTTTGAACTAGCCGACCAGTTCATGCAGGCGCGAACCCCACAAGACGGCATAGCCGCAATCAAACCCAAACGAAGGAAACCAAATGAGCACGAGTAAAGACATCCCCAACTTTGCAGCTTGGTCAAACAAAAACCTAGCTGACTTCTGCACTGAGGCGTACATACGTATGCAAGAAATGCAGGAGGAGAACGAGCACCTAAAGCTGGACGCCAAGGCCGCGCTGGAAGCAGCACGCAGGGCAATGGTGGAAGGGAGCAAGTAGTATGGCAACGCCCGAAGTCAAGGTCAAAAATGGAGTCAAGAGAACGCTTGTCGAGCTTGGGTTCTATTACTTCATGCCACCGGCCAATGGCTTTGGGCGTGCAGGGATACCGGACATTGTGGGATGCAGAACAGATGGCCGGTTCTTTGGTATCGAGTGCAAAGCAGGCAACGGTAAGACCACAGCGCTGCAAGACCGGGAGCTTTACCGGATACAACAAGCCGGGGGTATAGCCCTCGTGATTAACGAAGACAACTTATACCAACTCAAGGAACTACTAAATGCAAGATGAACAACTAGACGCTGCGCGTTTAAACGAAATCATACAGACCCTGCCTGACGATGCCAAGCGTTACTTGCGCATGTGTATTGAGCACGTAGTGCGCTGCTTTATGGATGACTCTACGCAGGTCGGGGTGCTGGTAACCGCCAAGGTAGACGAGTACGGAATGCAGGTGTACTCAATGGGACTAGATGATAGAGAAACAACCACCTTGCTCACCGCTGTGCTGTACAACAAGCACGCAGAAGACGCTGCTATGAAAATGCCCAAGGAGAAATTGAATTGACTGCATTACAGTATCTAAACAACCTACGCCCTGCTATACCCATGTCAGCGGAGCGACCATGCACACAGATGAGCAACGGGGAACTTCGTAGGCACATGTTGCAAGGTGCTGTATTGATTAACGGGGAACGCATAGAACCCAATGAACTGATCGACTTCCCTGTTTTTTCTTTAGTTTTTTTCCCAAAGTCCATCAACCGCAAAACAACATTGGTCTAAAGTAATTCAATGACAAAACCATACGACCGCATACTGACCATTGACTTTGAAACGTACTGGGACAGCAAGAGTTACACCCTGTCAAAACTAACAACCGAGGAGTACATACGTGACGACAAGTTCTTGGCTTTCGGAGCCTGCATACACGAGTTTCGGAGTGACCGACCCACACAGTGGTATCGAGGAGGTGACGAGCTTCATAGAGTCCTATCAACATACGACTGGGGACGAACCGCAGTCTTGGCACATAACGCCCAATTCGATGTCTCCATCCTCTCTTGGCGGTATAACGTCAGACCCGCGTTTATCTTTGACACGCTATCAATGGCGCGTGCTCTTCGCGGCGTGGAAGTTGGCAACAGTCTCGCCCGACTTGCGGGAGATTTTGGTCTTCCCCCAAAAGGAACAGCCGTCTATAGTACCGATGGCCTCACTCACATCTCGGCTGATACGGAAAAAGAACTCGCTGATTACTGTGCGCATGACGTATTCCTGTGTGAAGAAATCTTCCAACGCCTCGTTGCGGGCTACCCTACTTCGGAACTACGCCTCATCGACATGACGCTCAAGATGTACACCGAGCCGGTGTTGCTGCTTGACAAGCTCATGTTAGTCAACGCCATTGAGACCGAGCGTGAGGCACGCGAAGAGCTACTGGCTAGGCTGGGTGTGACTGATGCTGCTCTGGCAAGCAACGGGCAGTTTGCGGAGTTGCTGCGCTCCCTCAATGTGGAGCCGCCGACCAAGAAGAAAAAGCCCACGGTAAAAACCCCTCACCCCAAGGGTGTCAACTTTGCATTCGCCAAGACGGATGCCATGTTCCAAGCCATGCTCAACGGGGACAACGAGGATGTAGCGCTGCTGTGCGAAGCTAGGCTGAAGGTCAAGTCCACAACTGAACGCACACGAGCGCAACGGTTCCTAGAGATTTCCCAGCGTGGCCCGCTGCCTGTGCCGCTGAGTTATTACGGAGCCTTGTCGGGCCGCTGGACTGCCAGCAAGGGTAGCGCCATCAACATGCAGAACTTGAAACGCAAGTCGTTCCTGCGTGAGGCCATCATGGCCCCCGTGGGGAATCAATTGGTGGTGGGTGACTTGTCGCAGATCGAGCCGCGTGTGCTGGCGTGGTACTCAGACTACTTTGACATGCTGGACATCTTCAGATCAGGCGCTGACCCCTATGCTGCGTTTGGTTCGCAGATGTTTAACATCCCCGGCATGACCAAGGACAGCCACCCCGACCTGCGTCAGAGCGCCAAATCGGCCCTGTTGGGTGCAGGGTATGGGCTAGGCTGGGCATCGTTTGCGCAGCAGCTTCTGACGGGGTTCCTTGGCGCTCCGCCTGTGCGCTACAACAAGGACTTCGCCCGCAAACTGGGCGTGGATGCGGCGTACGTGGATAAGTTCCTTGACTGGGAGGACAACGTAATCAAGATGCTGGAGATTCCCCACACCTGTACGGACAAGGAGTTACTCATTCACTGCGTAGCTGCCAAGAAGATCATCGACATCTACCGCAGCACAGCACATCCGGTGGTATCATTTTGGGATATGTGCAGCGGCTTGATCGACTCATCGCTTGCGCAGGGTAGGGAATTCAGGTATAAATGCGTTACGTTCAGGAAGGGCGAGATCGAGTTGCCCAACGGCATGAAGTTGCTGTATCCTGATCTACGCAGAGTTAAAGACGATAAAGGTAGGAGCCAGTGGGTATACGGGCCAGACGCTACCAAGCTGTATGCAGGTAAGATAACGAACAACATCGTGCAGGGTACTGCGCGTATTGTGATGACAGACGGAATGCTGAGGGTGTCCAAGCGATACCCCATAAAAGGCACAGTGCATGACGAGCTTATTGCCGTTGTGCCGAACGCAGAAGTTGATGACGCTAAGACTTGGGTCTTGGCGCAAATGACTATGGAGCCACGGTACATGCCGGGGATTCCATTGAACGCTGACGGTGGCGCTCACCGTAGGTATGGGTTAGCAAAAAACTAGGAGAAGTAATTGATAAACGCAACACGCATTATTGGTATTCTGTACGAAGCTCTTGAGCGTCCGTTTCGCATTGACTCGGATTGGGTTGAGCGCGTGATGGACAAGATAAGCCTTGAAGACCCCGAGTTGGTAATCATGCTCAAAGCCAAGGCAGTAGAACTAAGAGACGAACTACAACTCAAACGCAAGGAGCGCTATGACGCAAGTTAAAACACCAATACCAAAGCTACTACGTATCGGTCAAAAGAAGTACTCGGTTGAAATTGTTGAAGCTATGCTGGAGAAAAGCTGGCAGGGTTCAGTATCTTATGTACCCCAGCACATACGGATAGCACGCAGCAGCAACGTATCGGGGCGACCCTTTGCCGATCACGAAATGCAGGCTACCTTCTGGCACGAACTCACACACGCAATCTTGCACGACATGGATAGCAACCTGTACAAGAATGAGAAGTTTGTTGAGGAGTTCTCAACCCGATTGGCGCAAGCCGTCAAGACAGCAAGGTTTTGATATGCGCGGTACAGGTTACTTAAACCCGTTAGGGCTTTTGAAGCTGAAGCATGAAGCATCTGAGCAGTCTGACAGAGCTTTGTATAGTAGAAACAAACACGTTTGCTGGCAGTGTCAAAAAGGAAAAACAAGACACAGCGTAAACATAACAATGCCGTTTGGTATTGGTGGTGTACGAAAAGTAATTTGTCACGACTGCGCCGCTGCGGCTAAAGAAAAAAAAGGAGTCAGCATGAAAGTTATATCGTGGAGTCACAGCGCTCTGAAAGATTACGAGGGATGCCCCAAGCGGTATCAAGAGATCAAGGTCTTAAAGAACTTCCCGTTCACTGAGACTGAGGCCACAAGGTACGGCAATGAAGTCCACAAAGCGTTGGAGTTATACATCCGCGACAACACGCCAGTACCAGAAGCGTATGCGCAGTTTGTACCCGTGGTCGATGAGCTACTCAAGAAGCCCGGACGCAAGCTAGCGGAGCAGCAGATGGCGCTGACCAAGGAACTAAAGCCGTGTGATTGGAAAGCAAAAGATGTGTGGGTGCGCGGCATCGCGGACTTGCTTATCATTGACGACGACAACATGACGGCATGGGTTGTAGATTGGAAGACGGGCTCGGATAAATACCCTGACCGCGACCAACTAAAACTCATGTCGGTCATGGTGTTCGCACACTACCCGCACATCCGCAAGGTCAACTCAGCGCTACTGTTTATCGTCAAGGGCAGCATGACCAAGCACAGCATGACGCACGACCAAGCGGATGACCACTGGTGGGATTATCGTGAGAGGGCTGCACGCATTGAGCAAGCCCATGAGACAGGCGTGTGGAACGCCAAGCCTTCGCCGTTATGTCCGTGGTGTCCGGCAACCACTTGTGTGCATCATCCTAAACACTGAAAGGAACTGTGATGGCAACCCGCGATTACAAAAAAGAATATAAGCAAGACTTGAAGACCGGCAAATCAGGGCCGGACTCAGCCCAACATGAACGCCAGCGTGCAAGGCGTGCGTACGATGCCAAAGGTATTGACCGCACCGGCAAGGACATCGACCACATCAAGCCCCTACGCAAGGGTGGTAAGTCCGCACCGGGCAACCTGAGACTACGCGGTAAGAGCGCCAATCAAGGCGACAACAAATAATTACATGAGAAGCAAATGCAAATCGTAGAAGACAAAGCACTACTATTCAAAACCCGCAACCCCGAAAAATACAGCATCATCCCAAAACACAAAATCGTCGCTGAGTACGATGATGGGTGTGAGATTGCTGTTTACTGGGGGTTGGATGAAGTGCGCGTGCTGCGCAACCTCGGGGTCAAGAACGTACCATCACCTATCACAAAACGATACAACTGGCCGGGCAAGTACAAGCCTATGGCGCATCAAATCGAAACGTCTGCGTTCCTAACGCTGCACCGAAAAGCCTTCGTGTTCTCTGAACCGGGCACGGGCAAGACGCTATCGGCGCTGTGGGCTGCGGACTACCTGATGAGCATAGGCAAGGTACGCCGCGTGTTAATCCTATGCCCGCTATCCATCATGCAGTCCGCATGGCTTGGCGACTTGAACAACAGCATCATCCATCGCTCTGCCGTTGTGGCTCACCATGCGCAGGCTAGTCGGCGTATTGAAATGGTGCAGGAGAACTACGAGTTTGTGATTGCCAACTACGATGGGCTGAACCTGATAGCCAACGAGATAATTGCTGACGGGCGATTTGACTTGGTGATCGTCGATGAAGCCAACGCATACAAGACGCAGACTACCCGGCGTTGGAAAGCACTCAAGGCCATCCTCACGCCCAAGACAAACCTGTGGATGATGACCGGCACGCCTGCTGCGCAGTCGCCGGTGGATGCCTTCGGGCTGGCTAAGCTGGTCAACCCTGACGGTGTGCCGCAGTTCTTTACAGCGTGGCGCGACAAGGTAATGCACAAGATTACAACTTTCAAATGGGCTCCCAAAAAGGAGGCACAAGACTTGGTGCATGAGGCGCTGCAACCCGCAATACGCTTTACCAAAGAGCAGTGCCTTGACCTGCCCCCAGTGATAACCACTACACGCGAAGTACCCTTGACACCGCAGCAAGCCAAGTACTACAACATGCTCAAAGATCAGATGTTGATTCAAACCGCAGGCGAAACAATCAGCGCGGTCAATGCTGCCGCTGGTGTATCCAAGCTGCTGCAAATATCTTGCGGTGCAGCGTATACCGACGACAAAGAAGTTGTGGAGTTTGACTCTGCCCCACGGCTGGCTGTACTCGACGAGATACTGCAAGAGACAAGCCGCAAGGTCATTATCTTTGCACTGTTTCGCAGCACCATTAACACCATACTGGATTACCTACACAAGAAAGGCTACTCTGCTGAGCCCATACACGGTGATGTACCACCGACCAAGCGGGCTGATATTATCCGGCGCTTCCAGCATGAACCCAACCCCCATTTCTTGGTGATGCAACCGCAGGCTACCGCCCACGGGATTACCCTAACTGCCGCAGATATGGTGGTGTTCTACGGCCCCCTGATGAGCGTGGAGCAGTACATCCAGTGTATTGCCCGCTCTGACCGCAAGGGACAGGACTCAGACAAGGTGACTGTCGTCCACATTGAGGGCTCGCCCATTGAGAAAAAAATGTTCAAAGCGCTCAGTGCAAGGGTGGACGACCACGCCTTGCTAACGCAAATGTTCGATACAGAAATTAAATCATGAAAGGAGTTGAAAGACCAAAAAAAGTAGTGTAGACTGTCCAACCTTAGACAAACAAACAGGAGAAGTTAATGTCAGAAGAAGCCATCCCATTAGATAAACTAGCTCTGATCTACCGAAAAATTCGGGATAAGATTGGTGTGCTAACCAAGGAGTACGACACGCAAGTGGAGGCGCTCAAGGCACAGCAAGATCAGATCAAGTTTGCAATGAAAGACCAGATGAAGGCGCTTGGCGTCAAGTCTGTCCGCACCGATTTGGGTACAGTAACGCTAACCACAAAGACGCGTTACAACACCCAAGACTGGGACTCGTTCAAGGAATTTATCCTTGAGCACAAGTTGGTAGACCTGCTGGAGAAGCGCATTGCGCAACTCAATATGGCACACTTTCTTGAAGAGAACCCGACCATTGTTCCCCCCGGACTGAACTCAACAACTGAGTTCGATATCACTGTAACCAAGCCAACCAAGTAAGGAAATTAAATGAGCAACCTAGCCATTTTTGGCGGCGTAGCCGTCCCCGCATTCGCTCGTAACAACGAGCTATCTGAAACAGCCAAAGCCCTAATGGGCGGCTCTACTGGTGTAAGCACCAAGCGCATCAGCATCAAAGGCGGCGTGTTCCGCTTAGTAGCTGGCGGCAAGGAAGTCGCATCCATTGATGAGCGCCACTTGGATGTCATCGTCGTCAAGGCAGCGCCCAAGGTCAGCCGCGTGTTCTACGCCAAGTCCTACGATGCCGAAGCAATTTCCGGCCCTGACTGCTGGAGCAACGATGGCGAGAAACCTGACGTAACTGCTGGTAATAAGCAATCCGTGACTTGCATGGCTTGCCCACAGAACGTAGCTGGTTCGGGCCAAGGCAATAGCCGTGCTTGCCGTTACCAACAGCGCTTGGCTGTGGTGTTGGCGAACAACCCCAACGGTGACGTACTCCAGTTGACCCTGCCTGCCACTTCGGTGTTCGGTAAGGAAGAAGGCGACAAGCGCCCCCTGCAAGCCTTCGTGCGTTACTTGGCTGTGCAGAACCCTCCGATCAACCCCGAGCAGATCGTGACCCGCATGAAGTTTGACACCAAGGCCGAGAGCCCCAAGCTGTTGTTCACCCCCATGCGCTGGTTGGAAGAAGACGAGTACGCCGTGGTCAAAACTCAGGCTGAGTCAGAAGATGCCAAGCGTGCCGTGGTCATGACCGTGGCTCAATCGGACAGTGTAAAGTCAGCACCTTTGAAGCTGGAAGGCGCACGGCCTATGGGTGAGTTGAAAAATGAAGAAGATGCCGCCGCCTACGAGCCAATTGCTGCAAAGGCAGCAAAGGCAGCAAAGGCCAAGCCTGTGGAGCCCGAGGCAGAAGCCGAGCCGGAAGTACGCAAGACCCCATCCAAGAGCAACGCTGTGCCTGCTGCCAAAGGTAACTTAGCCAGCATTGTGTCTGACTGGGACGACGAGTAATAGCCATGTCTGAACGAATGGAAAACGCTATGGATCTTGCCAACAAATGTTGGAAGAAAGCATTTGACGTAGCGCCGGAGTTTGTTGCAGGCTACTTATCCACCGCCGAGCAACTGCTGATTGAAAAACCAGAAGTGCTTGGCGATGAGTTTAAGGAGTACTGTACTACGTGCAAGGTCTACCGCCCAGCAGCGTTGCATCCCAATGTATGGGTGTCCGGTGTAAGGGCGCTCAAGACTTTGGGCTGGATTCACCCTATAGAAAAGGTTGAGCCTACCAAGGCGCACAATCACATGCCTGCCGTCACAAAATGGAAAAGCATGCTGTACGGGAAATATTTAGACTAACTCGCAGGGGCTTCGGCCCCTGTCAATACTATGGCCTACTCACAACGCACCAAAGACTTAATAACGCACGCGCCGCGCACTCCGGGCAATACGCTTGGGCGCTGGGCCGTGCATCTTGAGTTCCCTGTGACAAAACTAGCCTACGCCCTTGGTGTAACTCGGCAGACTATTTATAACTGGTTTGCCGGGGGCGAAGTATTTGTCGCCTATCAACAACGCGTTGAACTGATGACTTCCATCATGTCAACATCCCAAACTGCCGACGAAGCATGGAGAAGAATATGCAAAGCCTACAACCTCAATCCCTGACAAATTCCGAACTGGAGCGTCTTGCGTATATCACGGGGCACGACAAGCTACCGCCAAACTGGGTAGCTGAAATCCTACGCCGCACTGAAAAGGATTGGAAAACCGAACAAGCGCACAACCCCGCACAGCTAGAACTCGACCTGTCTTAAACCATTTCCCAAGGATACCTATGGAACCGCTTGAGTTTCTAGCGGAGGTACTGCCGCCCCCGGGAAATGGCAGATACTGTGTTGTTGAACTAACAAAAAACAAGGAGCATTTTTATGTAGATACACTAGAGCAGGCGCAGCCAAAGATAGACGCGTGGAAACAGCGAGGGCTGGACGTCTACTTTGCGCTGGGGACTTTTGGGGATTTGAAACGCCGTATTGCAACCAATGTGCGGATGGTTCGCTGCATTGCAGTGGATGTGGACTGCAACCACCCCAAGGATATCCCTGACTCAACGGGTGTCATTACCCCCAAAGCTTATCCATCAGCCAAAGCCGCTGCTCAAGCAATCATGCAGTTTGCCAACGAGGTTGGGCTGTCAGGGTTGGGCGACCCTTGGTTGGTGGCATCAGGCGGCGGGGTACATGCATACTGGCCGTTCAAAGAAGCCGTGGACATCAGTGAGTGGAAACCTGTAGCCGAGGGGTTCAAGCGCCTGTGCTTTCAAAAGAAGTTGGACATTGACCAAACAATTACGGCAGACGCATCAAGGGTACTGCGCGTCTTTGATACGGTGAACAACGGCATCAAGAACGACAAGCGCGTACGCGAAGTCACCGACGTTAAGTTTAAGAATGCTGGCGACCACTTTGAATTTGAGGACATCCGGGCGCTGGTAACCAAGCATTTGGTGGGCACGGCTTACGAAGTCAGCGCCCCCAAGGGTGGCAATGGGGGTGTTGCGCTTACGCTGCCGGGTAAAAGGCCGAGCAAAGACGCAACGACGATAAAGCTGTTTGAAAACACTTCAACAAAGTTTGAAAATATCTACAGGGCTACTAAGGCTGGGCGGGGCTGCGAACAACTTCGACACTACGCTGAGCATGCGTCTGAGGATGGCATGGAGCCGTTATGGCGGGCACACTTGAGCATCGCACAAAAATGTGATGATGGCCCCAAGGCGGCGATATGGCTGAGCAAGCTGCATCCGTACGACGAAGACCGTATGAACACCAAGCTGGCTGAAATCAAAGGCCCGTACCCCTGCACCAAGTTTGACTCAGAGAATCCCGGCGTGTGCATCAACTGCAAGCACTGGGGCAAGATCACCAACCCGCTGGCGCTGGGCAGAGAAACGGCAATAAGTACTGAAGCCAAGGTGCTGGACATCCCCCAAGTAGACGGCTCAAACGCCAAAATACTACGCCCTGAACCACCACGCGGCTATGCCTACGGGCAGCATGGGGGTGTGTTTATGGAGCGCGAGGACGAGGATGCTGATGGCAACAAGATAAAGCGCCATATCATGCTGCTCCCGTTTGACCTGTTCCCGATGGACATACTCAACATCAATGGCGACCATACCGTTTACATGGTGGCACTGCGCAAGACCGGCCCGCAGGAAGTCACCCTCCCACAAAAGGCCGTCGTAAGTAAGGATGAAACAATGAAAAGTTTGGCTACGCAAAACATAATCGCTGCCTTTGGCGCAGGCAACGACAAGAACTTGTTCGACTACGTGCGGGCAACGGTGGAGAAGATCAGCAACGAACGCGCACCCCTTGATGTGCCTGACCACTATGGGTGGCAAAGTGACGGTAGTTTTGTCCATGCTGGTATGGTGTACAAGGCCAACGAGGAGCCCAACAAAATCCCGCTGCCGGGGCTGGAGAACATTGTTAAAAACACGCAGATGACGGGCACGATGGAGAACTGGCTGAAGTTCATAAATCTGCTGGTGTCCCGCAAGCTGTGGGATCAACTAGCCGTTATTTTCCTTGGCGGCGGAGCCCCGCTGATGCGCTTTACTGGGCTGTACGGACTGACCATCCACTGCTGCTCTACTGAGTCGGGTACGGGTAAATCACTGGCGCTGGATGGTGCAGCATCAATATGGGGGCATCCAACACATTACCGCGCTGGCTCGGGCACTTCTCCTGTAGCTATGCAGCACCGCCTTGGTCTGCTGCATAGCATGCCAATGATTACGGACGAGATCACAACCACCAATCACAAGGACTTTGAGTGGTTCCCCGGAATGACCATGACCGTCAGCGAAGGCCGAGGCAAGGAGCGCATGGAGTCGGGCTCTAACAAAGAGCGTTTGAACCTGTCCACATGGGCTACCTTTGCGCTGTTGTCATCGAACACACACGCCGTGGACTACATGACCGGAGCCCGCAAGCACTCCTCAGAAGGCGAACTGCGCCGCGTGCTGGAATGGATCATGGACGAGAAACTATCTTGGAGCCCTGAAGAAATTGAAATCATCAAGTCGTTGCAAGAAAACTATGCGGTGGCTGGCGCTGTGTGGGCACAGTACATGGTGGACAACGTGGATGCGGTCAAGCAGATGACCAAGGAAACCGTGACGCAGATGTACAAGGTATATGCTGCGCCTAACGACGAGCGTTTTTGGATGGCTGGCGTAGGCTGTGCGGTGACCGCAGCAATCTGTTTCGGCAATAAGTACGCGGGCATAGTTGACGTACCGGTTGAACCCCTGATAGAGAGTTATCGCCGCAGTATCAACACGATACGCAAAGCCATGAAAACGGGCAAGCGCAGCGCGGAAGACATCCTCAACGGCTTCATACAAGAACACTACGGCAAGTTTGTTATCGTGCATTACGGTGACAAGGCTGGGCCTATGGCGCGGCTTGGAGACAGCACCGCCGTGGACAAGAACACAACGCGGGCCGAAGTCATGGGACGCATTGAACACGGCGTTACTATGGGGCATGTGGACTTCTTCATTGAGGAGCGTGTCCTCAAGTCATACTGCTCCAACCACAGCTTTGGTTATGACACGCTCAAGGCCCACCTTGAGAAACAGTTTGTTGTGTCGTACATCGGCAAGAAAGACATGCTGTCTAAAACCAACGGGCCACCGATGCGTGTAAGCGTAATCAAGATTTCCCGGGAAGAAGATCAACTTGACGAAGAAATTAAAAATCCGCTGGCCTTGGCAGCAGCTTAAAAAAGGGCAGGGGTTCTTTGTCCCTACCCTTGACCCCGAGTCCCTCCGTGTGGAGGGACTTGATAAGGCTTTGGAGTGCCGGATATTTAACGCGCAGTGCGTTGCGTGCGTCAAGAACGGTCGGTTCGGTCTTTGGTTCTTTCGTAGACCGCCATCGAACCACGGGCAATCTTTGTCTTTATCTGATCCAGACGCGCTAACAACTCGTCCTTACGCTCAGTAGATAGATTGGGTGCAGCGCGGATCATGCGCTCCTGTTTAGCCAACTCCCCAAGTTGCTTCTGCACAGCGCCCGACACCGATACTAGGGCCATTTCCGCAACGTGTTCCTGCATGAAAGCGCGGGCTTCGGCAACGCGGCCCTTGGCAACCATATCATCGAACGTGCCCTTGACCTGCTGGATGTACTCCATTTGGTTGTAGGCTGCATCCAGCGTACCCCGGCCTTCTACGGGTTGGAACAGACCGCCAATGAACGGCTGTTTGCTCATTGGTTTGGTGGGCTTCTGGACATCCGTAGCTGCTTCCGTATTGAGCAATGGGTTGGCAAGCTGTACCAAAGCAATACCCAAACCGCCTGTATAGCCTCGGATAAGGTGGTCAATGCTGATAGCCGACACACCCTCACGCCCAGTAAGATTGCGGATTTCCTCGTTGCCGGTTAGTTGGGCCAGCAGTTTGGCAGCTTCCGTGGTAGTTTCACGGTAGCGCTCAGCAGGGAGTATTTTCTTCTCACGCGCCGATTCAATGTCACCACCAAAGAACGACTTGCCCAGCGCCACTTCCGTCAGCGGCTTGATAGCCGCAGGTAACTGGAACGGATTGGATTGCCCGATCAACGTCAACATACCGCCCAGTGCGTCCTTGGCCTTCTCGTCGCCAGCCGCTAGGTTGAACACCGCTTCCGGCAAAGACTTGAACAAGTACCCAAGCTCAAACGGGATAGGTATTTTTAGCGGCTCTTTGGAGTCGCCGACATACACGAACCAGTTGCCATAACGCTCCTCTGGCTTGGCTCGTTTGTACGCCTCGTCGTCCTGCATCATGGCGGCGTAGGCTATTGTGCCTGCGGCCAGCATAAGCCCACGAGCCATCAACTTCTCGCGTATCTTTAACTGTTCGCTGTACGGCATGTCTCCCTTAAACGCCCGGTACAGCACATCCAAACCTTGAATCTGCGCGTTAAAGAACGGGATCATGGTATTGAGCGCTTGGATGCTGGGGGATAGGCCACGCCGTCCAAAGTTCATGGACTCCAGCGTGCGTAAGAGCGCTGCCTGCTCGGACATCCCTTTGTCCAGCGAATCCTTGTACACCACAGCGCGGGTAGCCGCATCGCCCTGCAAAGCAAACGCATCGGCTTTAGCCATTAACTTTGCCCAGCCCGACTTGCCAGTGCTAATCTGCTTCAAGAACTTGGACATGTCCTGCTGATCGCCAGTAAAGACGTTGCTGCTGATAGCGCCGGTCTGCATCAACTTGTTTTCGGTTTCGCTGCGCCCGGCTACCATGCTGGCTAGCTCCCGCATGGACGACAGGATTGGCGTTGCGTCTGTGCCGGTGGTCAACCACGCGGTCATTGGGTCACGGATAACTTGGCGCACGGCGTAGGCTGGGTTGCGAACAATGAAGTTACGCAGTAGCGTAGCAGGCACGCCCATCATCTGCACAATCGCAGGCATGGTTGTCTTGATACCCTCCATCCCCTTGACAATTAAATCAGCGGGGATGCCATACAAGTCGGTGTCGATGCTGACAAAATGCGGCACACCTTTGACTTGGAACCGAACGGTATTGGCGTTGGTCGGGCCTACACCTTTACCCATAGCGCTGGCAATACCCATCTTGTGCAGCATGAAAGCGGACTCCTGCACAGCCTTGTTGCGAAGCGCCATGTTGGTAAGCATGAACGTGTTCTGTACCGCGCTGGTAAAGATTGGCAGAATTTGTTTGTTGTCGCCCACCAATGCATGTAACTGTGGCTCATCTTTGATGTTGCCGATGCGGATGGGAACACTTTCTTTGTCGATGACCAACTCAACGTTGTTGTTGCTGTTCACGCGGTAGAACGGAATGTACGGCGTACGCTTTAACTCGGCTACTTTTTCTTTGGAAAGGTATCCAGCCTGTGCAACAAAATCTAGCTGACCATCATTAAACTCTTTGTAAATGCGTGCAGCTTCTTTGACCGCAGCCATTTTTTCTGGGTTGGCGTTGAGCATTGCCATGATCTGGGCGTGCTCTTGCTTGACCTTGGCGGGGTTCTCGTAGTTAAGCTTTTCCCAACCAACGACATCCGCTTTTAGCCCAGCTACATACGCAGTCAAAATTGCTTCGGCTTCAGTATCGTTTTTAAACTTGCCTTTTTCCAACGCCACCGCCGCGCCCATCATGTTGGGGCCTTTGACGCTTTCGTAAATGTAGCCGCCACCTTTGCCTTCGCGTATGCGGAGGCTTCCGTTGGTCAGCGCTTGGCCTGCAAGCTGGCTGGTATTTTGCCCAAAACGTAGGAAGTACTCAGCGTTTTGTGCTTCAAGGTCGCTAATTGCTTTTACATCCACGCCTTTTTTCAAGGCTGCGGACAACGCAGCGTCTTTGTCCACAAATTGCACACGCCCGGTAAGGCCCATGACGTTACCAAGGAACTTGTCTTTGGCGCTGGTCTCTTGGGCAATGAAAGAACTGCCCAACGATGTGGCTTGCGTACGGGTACGGAAGAAGTTGTTCCCGTCCTTGTCCTTGACCACGCCAACTTTGGCGTAACGCGGGGCTTCAGGCGCTTCAGTCAGCCGTTGTACTGGTGGTGTATCGCCAAGTAATTTGGGTGCTATCAGCTCACCGGGGTGTTCCGTGAACTCCTTTGAATTCATAAAAGAGTTTATGGCTTTGTAAATTTCAAAAATTTCTTTTTGTGTTGGATTTTGGGCTTCAATACTACGTGTTACCGTGTTAGTTAAATCCCCAACATATACGTCTTTTAAACCTTGTGGGTGTTCTTCCCGTAATGCAGTGCGTGCTTTTACAGTAAACTTAGCAGGTAAATATTTTATAAAATCCCTAACTGCATCAGCAGTTTCTGGGCCTTCGTTAAAACGGTCTGAAATATAACTGCTTAAACTATTCCCCACCGTGTACTCATCAAATAGTACAGGCTCTTGTTTGCGTGCGTATAAAAGATCAGGCGCAATTAACCTAACAGCACCTGAATCTGATGTTAAATCTAAAAAGCGTATTGTTTCCGCACCACTTAAAAATACTTTGTGAAGGCCCGCTTTATAATCTTGCGTAATTAAAGCGTCAATAACAGCTCCGGAAGCCATATCTATATTGACATAACCGCCCCCAACGATTAATTGATACACATCTTTAAGCGCTGGAAAATCACAAGCACCATTTTCTGTTATTTCTAACTGGTAAATTTTTTCTAACGCCGGTAAAGATATGTCAATGTCATCGTAAAACGCTAATCCACCAAGACCTTTAACTGTTTTTGGGTCAACAGTGTATTTTTTACCATCAAATAAAAATTTATATGGTTTTTGTTGCAAATTAGTTGCATTTTCGCTAGTTAATATTACCCCAATAAAATTGTTTTTAGCGTACTCTTTGGCGAGCATATTTTTAAACTTAGTGCTAAAAAAGTCTACTACTTTTTCAGACGGGGCAGGCCGACCCCCGTAACCATCAATAGCTTCAAATTTAAATAAATATTTAATTTCAATTGGATTTTTGTTAAAAAGTACCTCGTCTAAACCATTACCAAATTTATTTTCAATATATACATTATCCGCCACTGCTTTTTCAAAATAAACTAAATTAGCGTCTGTAATTTCTTCGCCTTTAGCTAAATTAACTAAAGCTGCTTTACGTTTAAATTCTTTAATGTAATTTTCTGTGTTTGCAAAATTTTTGCTTATTAAAAAATTATCAGCAATTTTTTGTTGCTCTGGGGTCAGTGCTTGTCCCGGCAAAGTACCCCGCACTTCACCAATTTTTTCTTGGCCGTCCATACGCACGGCAACTTGCGCCTTGCCGTTTTTAAAGTAAACGTAAAAATCCCCGCCTTCAATTTGGCCTCTAGCGTGCCCCATACTATTGCCTGTACACCAAGGCGTGCCTGCGCATGCGGCGTTTAATTCTTCTGCTGCTTTTTGAGTATCCACTATATTTTGCAGCGCGTCTTGGTTTTCTGGAACTTGGTCAAATTTTTGCCAACCGTTTTTATTTAATGCTTGATTGACCGCCGCGTTGCGGTTAGCGTTTTCTTGTAATCCTTCAAAAAAAGCTTGTTTTAACGGCAAGCCTTCGCGTAGCTTTTGAATAACAAACGCCGCATCTGCCGAACTAACTACGGCTACGTTGTGCCGGTTGTTAGGAGAAATATTTACAAGTTTTAAACGCCCATTATCGTCAGAAGTAACCGAGTACTTACCCGCCGCTTTTAAAACCAGTGCGCGTTCTGCTGCGGTAAAGCTTTTGTCGGCATAAAGCGAACTAGCTAAATCCCGCAATTCCGTTGTGCGTTTTGCGTCTAATTCCTCGGCTTCCCTACGGCGCAACCCCGGGTTTGTTTGTGCTTGCGCCATTACAAGGTCAGGGCCTGTTGCCTGTGCATAGTGCAAAGGGTTATCAAGGTTTAAATTTTCACCGTCAGGCATACGCACACGGTAGTCCAACGACGACATTTTTAAATCTTGCTCATTAATTGCCGTTTCTATTTTTTTCTTTTCTTCTCTATATTTTTTACGTTCAGCTTCAGCTTCTAACGTATTTTGTTTTGGTGGTTTGTACCGGCGATCATGTTTGTTATTAAATTCTTCAAGTTCTACCATCAACGCTTTTAACTTCGCAACGTTGTCTTTTTGTTCTTGAGTTAACGTGCTTTCGTCTTGTTTTAATAAGCTATTTCCGGTATACGGTGTAGCTATGTGATCTTCTGGCGATGAAACAACGCTTTCTAAATAGTCCTGTGCAATACGCTCAACGTCTTCAGGCGTGCGGTCTTTTTGTTTGATATCTATGCCAAAGGCCTCCGAGAACTGCTTCATGGAGTTGCTGCCCGTGTGCAGGGCGGCGATGTCTTTTTGGGCGTTGGAGTACGGGACGTTGCGCACCCCCGATATTGCTTTCTCTACGCCACGGTTTAAGCCGCGCACACTGGATGGAACCATAAGCGCATCCACGGCTTGAATACCAGCGCCCAACATGGTCTCGGTTTCGGCTTTGCTGAACCCCAGCAAACGCAAGATGATGCTCTTAACGCCTTGCCATGCATCCGACATCTTCCACTTCTTGCTGCGTAGCTGCTCTTGCAAGTTGCGGTTGGACAGTATCTCCGCTGCAAACTCAGACAAGCTGCCCTTGGCATTGGCGCTGGTAATGGACGGGTCTTTTTTAACTGCCGCATGCAAGGCTTGAAGCTCCCGCATTGCTATGCGCTGGGTTTCGGTCAGCTTGCTCGGGTCGCTTTCATATAACTGGATGATGCGCTCAACTGCCGCGTGTGTGCCCTCGTGCAGCAACACTTCTTGGTTCATGCCGCTTTGGCGGTTCAGCACCACTTCAGTGGAGATAGCTCTGCCCAGTATCTCGTCGCCGTTGTCCGTAAGGTTGTCCTCGGCACGCACATCCGTGTTATCCAGTACGCTAGCTAAACGCTGCGCAACAGCGCGGTTTAACGGGCTGGCTTTGGGGTCGTTGGCAATGCTGGTAAACGCTGCCTGAATGTCGTTGTTGTCAATGTGCTTGACTTGTTCCGTGGTCAAGTCGGGGCTTTCAACTTCCACACCGCGTGATTGGCGAGATTTCTCGCTTTGCATACCTTCGGTGAAATCTTTCACCAAGTTTTGCTGCCTTTGCCGAAGTTCTTGTTTAGCTGCACGGCTGGATACACCGCTTTGCTCCCGAGGCGCAACATTTGTTTTACGCGTAACTTGTTGGGTACGTTTGCTTTTAATTTCCTGCTTACCGGCGCTTTCGTAAGATTCTTGGAGTGCTGCCACTACTTCTTTTAAAGAAGCGGCATATTCAGGCGTAGTGCGGCCAAGCTTAAGCGCATTTTCACCCAACTGTTTAACTGCATTTTGTTTGTATATTTCTACCTGCTTATCATCAGGGCCATACTTTTCTTTTAACGCTTGGAGACGCCGACGCACTTCGTCAAGTTGCTTTTGGTACTCGGGCATTTGCCGACCCAACTCAATAGCCACTTCTTTAGCCGCCTTGCTGTTTTCAATTTCTGGTGCAATCCGGCCTTCGTTAATGCGTTTAGCTTGTCGGGCTTCTGGCGACATCCGAATGTCTTTGCCTTCAACGCGGGACAGCGCAGCCTTCTCCGCCTTTACTTCGCTAACTTTTTTAACCGGTTCAATCTTGCGGAACTGGGTGTGTAGCTTTTCAATTTCTTTGATTGCGGGGTCTAGGTGTGTTTCTACAATCCCATTGAACTCATTTACCAGCGTGTTCATGCGCCGCAGCGCGCCTGTCTTTTGACGGGACGTAGATTTTGGGTCGGTGTAAACGGCTTTCTTTTGCTCGTGTTCAGCCGCAATTACATCAAGCCTGTCACGTATAGAGTACTTGGCATTGCCTTGTACCTTCTCAACCTTGTCTTTAATAGCTTGAATATCGGCTACAAGTGCATCGTAGGCTGGGCCTTCGGAAATACGCGTTGACTTAACGCTACTTAAAGGCTCCCCGGTTTTAGTGGCTAGTTCCTCACCCCCAAGACCCAAACGCTCGTCAAGCGAAGCAATCAAGCGGTCATTTTCAGCCTTTTCAACTTCACGCCGTTTATTGCGATCCATTAAATCTTGTTGCTTGCGTTGCTGAGTTAAGCGGTTTATGGCGTCAATGTCGCCATTTTGCACGGCGGTTTGCAGCATGTTGGTTGGATCAAACAAATCCAACGCCTTCATCTCAGGTTGTGTTTGCGCGTACTGCTCGGTTAACGTATCAAACTGCCTTTGCAGTTCGTTCATCTGGGCAAACTTGTTTGTTACTTCCGGGTTGGGAGCGCCTTGGTAGTCGCCAAGGTAACGCCGACTAATCATGTTGTCCGTCTCGCGTTTAAGCTGGGCAATCTGCCCGCCAATATGTTCCGCAGTTTGGATAGCCAGCTTACGTTTTACTTCGTCCGTAGTGGGGCCAGTATCAACAGCAGGCGCAGCGGGGGCTTCAAGGGCTGCAACTTGCTCGGGTTTTAAAGCAGCGCCTTGATCCTGCAAATACTTGGTGACCGGGGCTTGTGGCGTTGTGGGTACAGGCGCTTCGGCTGCGGTGAACAAGTTCTGTGTTTCACCCTTTGGTGTTCCTGCTACTTGAAGTGCTTTAACGCGCTTGGAATAGTCCTGTATCTGCTCTTCCCGTCGCTTTTTCAACGTGTCGAGTGTTTGGGTGCGTTTGTCTATAACGTCAAAATTTGCGTTTAATGGGTCTTCTCTAACGCTGGCTACGGCGTCTTGCAGCAGCTTGTGCGCGGAAGCGATCTTGGTGTCCAAATTGGACAGCGCGGCTTGGTGTTTGGTTTCCAGTTCTTCTGGGGTAACCGTAGTGCCGCCAAGGTTCTCAATCAAGTTAGCTGAGTTGGTAATCCTATCTTGCAACTCTTTGATCTGTGGGCCTAGCGCCCGCACTGCCTCGGTGTCTTGCTGCTCAGCGGCAGCGGTGTATTGAGCCAACAGGGGGTTAAGTTGCTGGGTCAGCACACCATGCTGATCCATTAAGTCTGGTAAGTTAGGAGTTTCTTGTACGGGCGGCGTTGGAGTCACTTCCCGAATTGGGGGGCGTGGTGGTGGGGGAGCCGTGCCTTGGTCATACCCAAGGCGCAGTAATTCTTCAGTGGGTGGTGCAGGGGGTGTTTCTGTTTGTGCCTGCGGCCCACGCAAAGCGGCTACCGGCCCTGCCGTAAGCATGCCAGTTAAGCCTTCTTGCAGTCCAGCACCAACCACACCCTGCATTGTTGGAACATCGTAGCCAGCACGTTGTTGGGCCAAGTTTGCGGCAAGACGTTCTTGCCCGCCTTGTGGGGCTTCGGTAATAAATTCTTCGCCAGCCGCCGTTAGCATACGGCGGGGGAATCCTTGGGCTGCTGCGGCAGCGCCGGGTTTAGTTAAAAGACTCTCAACGCCTTTACCACCGGCCACATACCCCAACCCACCGCCCAGCAGTATCTGGTCTGCATTTTCCCCAAAGTAGTCTTGCGCAGCTACAGCCTTTTGCTTTGCTACCTCGGGCGCTACGCCTGCTTCAGTTTCTTTTTGCAAAACGGCGTCATACACTGCGCCTTTAACTGTGCCCATGCCCTGTGCTGTGCCAATGATTCTAGGCGCGGCAGCGCTGATTGTTTCAAGTGCTGCCACTGTAGGCCCAGCAAGCCGCAATGCACCCGCCAGAGGGCCAAGGAACATTGTGGGGACGTAGGGTACAAGTGAGCCAAGCCCTTGGGCAACGGCTTGTACAGGAGCTTCCACTATGTTTTGTGCGCCTGCTTTAATTTCTTCCAACGTACTGCCAGAAGCTTCTGCCGCTTTCATGCGGGCTGCTTGCGCTTGTAATTCGGCTTGTCGTGCTGGCGAATAGTCTTTTTGTAGTTCGTCAGCCGTTGCGTCTAACGAAGCCGATGCCGCATTTTGTGCGCCAAAAACATCAGTCAGAGCTTTTGTTGACCCTACCGCACCTTGTTTGAACGCGGTAAGAATATCCCCCATCCTGCTACCCGCACGGGGTGGCGTTACTGGTTCTTCCGGGGGAGCAGTAGCCCCCAGTTGCTGTTGCAGTGCAGCAATAACTTGCTCTTGACTTGCGCCGTCCGGCCCTTGTATGTCGTAGATACGCCCGTCTGGGCCTTTAACGCTGTAGATGCGCATGGCGGAAGTCCTTATATCTGCTATTTAGCTGGACGACTTCCCACAATAGTGAACCCGGAACCGCCCGCTGGTGGGATTGTACCCTCTGAACCCAAAGCGTTGCGGTAAGCCTTTACATACGCTTGTGCGTTGGGATACTTAGCCGTGAACTCCTCGCCTTTGGTGAGGTACTTACCACTACCGCCTACATTAACTGTTGAGTCGCCAGCCATTTTTTCGTACTGAGCAAACAAAGTAGGTTCAATGGCTTCTTGTTTTGCTGCGGCGTAGCCTTTTGCAACCTTGCTGTTTGGATCGGCAAGCTCTTTGTACAAAGCCAACGGGTCTTGGCGTAAGCTTGCTTGCAGTCGTGCGTTTGCTGATGCGTTTGCGCGGTTAGCTGCGTTTTCGCCAGCTTGGAATTTTTGGTTGTTAAGTTCTCGGCGCTCTGCTACTACCGAGCTATAGATAATACGGGCATCGTCTTGCTTCACACCCCAGTCTTTAACCAACACATCCGTATATGCTTTCTTGGTTTCAGTGAAAGTATCGCTGAGTTCGCGTGCGTATTTACGTTTCTCTTTGGCATTTAGCATACTTTCATTGCGGCGGAACTCTTCGATGCGGCCAAACGCATCGTCCAACTTGTCTTTAGCGTTTTCAATTTTTTCCAAACCATCTTGATAGGTTTTAAGGCCAATCGTAGCGCCAGCGCCTATGTTGGATAGCGCATGCGGGGAAGTACCGCTCATCATGGCAAACCCTGCTTGCATCAGCGCCATTGCGCCAAGGTCTTTTTCCTGAGCTTCAACACGGCCTTGTTTTGCTTTGAGCCGCGCCTCACGATCAGAGAATGCCGTGCCCATAGCAGCAATATCTTTTTGCCGCTGAGTTTCTTCTGCGTCAATTGCAGTACGTTTTGCCAACCCTACCTCATCAAGAGCGCTTGCAATTTCAGTTGGAACTGATGGGCTTTGCGCAGATTTGATAGCGTTCAACTCTGCCGCAGCGTCTGCGGGTGTGGTTGCAGTTGTCAGTGTAGGAAGTCCGCCTGCGGGTGCTGCACCTTCGCCTGTTGGTGGTCTACCGATTCCTGTGTTATCCGTTGCTGCAAGCCGTTCCGCCAGTACCGTATCGTTTACGGGAGTTAGCGCCGGTGCTCCGCGCTGCCCTTGTCCTTGCCCTGCGCCCGTAGGCGCTAATATTGCGGGGGTTACTGGTGGGGGTTTTACTGGTGGGGCGGCAGCGGCGGCTTCTGCCGCAGCTTCAGCTTGCCTTCTCTCCGTTGTTTTTTTCTTCGAGTACTCACCGCTAATTAACAAGTCTTCCAGTTTTTCTTTTGCATACTTACCTGCTTTTGATAAACCTTCACCTATGCTCATACCCGCCATACTGGAGCGTTTTGGTTCAGCACCGGGTAAATACTTTCTTTCACCTGTGTTGGGGTCTATGTACATATTCCCCATAATCATTGCGCCTTCGGGAATAGACTCCCCTACCGCGTAGCCGCCCGGAGCGTAGCCCACAATCCCGCCGTCAGCCATACCCTGCATATTGGGAGCGGGTAGCTGCGCGATGCCTTGATCTTCAGGCAACTGGGTTTGTGCTTGGGGCATGCCTTGTGGGGGCATGCCCTGTGGAGGTTGTTGGGGTGCGCCTTGGGGCGGCATGCCTTGTTGGGGCATTGGCTGCGGTTGTGGCGGGGGTGGGTTGATAGCGGAAATAGCCTGATCGACTACCTTGGGTGGGGGCATCTGCCCAGCCTGCCCCTGCTGCGCGGCACGCATTTTCTTGCGGCGGTTGCTTTCGCTCATAGCCAAGGACACGATATACGGGTCGTCTTTGTGCATCTGCGCATACTGTTGCAGCGCAGGGTCGGCCATCAGCGCTAGGCTGTCCGTTACGTCTTGTATTTCACCGATGTCCATGTGTACCCCCGGCTCATTTGATACATTGCCA